CAGGAACTGGTGGTATTAGCCAAGTCACTACTGGTGCATATGTTGAATCCACTACTCTTACTACTGGTAGAACTATGACTGGTGCTGAAACTATTACTAATTCTTCTTCTTCCATAAGAACTGTTACCGATCAATACAAAGTTACTTCCAACCAAGCTGCAGCAAATGCTATTGTCATTGATGCTGCTAACGCTGCTGGTGGTATTGATATGGATTGCGGAACTGCTGGATTTAACCTTCTTTCTACTGGAGGAGCAGTCAATGTTACCGGACAAAATGGTGCTACCGTTCAAACTACCGCTGCCGCATCTAATGTTGTCATTACCGCTGCTGGTGGTGGTGCCCAAAAAGTCAATATTTCTTGTGCAGGTACTGGTGCTGATGCTATTGATATTAACGCAACTGCAGGTGGTATTGATATTGATTGCGCTGGTGCTTTTGATCTCTCTGCAGGAACTACTATTAATATTGATTCCGTAGCAGGAAGTGATATTCTTATTGCCAGAGATGTTGATTCTGATATCTACATGACCAAAGGTGCAAATGAAGGAACTGGTACTAAAACTGTTTATGTTAATAACATTCATGTTTCTGGTACTTTAGTTTCTAAAGGTTCTAACACCAACGACGGAGACTTAGTTGTTAATGGTAACTTCACTGTTCACGGAACAACCACTACTCTTAATACTGCAACCATTACTTCTGATGATACAAACATCGAACTTAACTCTATCGCTGCCCCAGATAATGACAACGCTAATGGCGGTGGTATTACCCTTAAAATCGCAGCTGCTGGAACTACTGAAGCAACTTTCACTTGGGACAAAACCGGAACTACTGGTGGATCTGCTTCTTGGACTTCTTCTGAAGATATTAATGTTCACACCGGAAAATTATATGCGATTAATGACAAAAAAGCACTTTCTTCCACTCAACTTTATGTTAATTGTGCTTCCGCTGATGCAGCAGCAACTGTTGCTGATAATAACGGTGCTATCTACCTTAATCAAGCTGTTCCAGGAACTGATGCTGATGGCAACTGGAGAGTCAAAGTTGATAATAACGGTGATGTAGTCTTCCAAAAAAGAGTTGGAGGTGCATACCAAAATAAATTCAGAATCCAATAAGCATTTTATATTTATAGAATGATATAGAAGATTTTGATAATTGATTAATTATTTTTCCTTTTTATTTTTGTGTTATTTTAAAATTGATATAAAAATATTTATTTTATATATTTTTATATTAACTGTATTTAGGAAAGTTGTAGTATGCAATGACAATTTTTAGAAGTTTCTCTAAATTGACGAAACCATTTAATAGAACTTATTGTTCTGTTAGAACACCAATGATTAATCCAATCTGGTGGACGGGTAAACACCCAATAGAAGAATCTAAATTTATTATAGATTGTTCCAAATATAATTTGGATAACTCAGAATTCCCTAAAGAACTTATAGAACAAATTACTGAAAGATTTAACTCAATCGGATTAGTAAAATTAACGAATACTAAATTAATTGATTTAAATATAATGCAATTTTATGCTAACCAAATTTTAGGTGGTTCTATGAAATATAAAGGGGGTGCAAATAGTCGTGGAGCAATTGGAGAAAATGTATATGAGACTGGTGCTCCAAAAGATGCACATTTACATTATCATCATGAAATGGCATATGTTGGTAAAAGTGTTAAATGTATAGCATTCTGTTGTTCTAAAGCAACAAAAAATAAAGGATTTATGTATGTATCGGAAAATGTAGGTGTAACTAATGATATATTAAATACTGACGTTGGTCGTAAATTAAAAGAGAAAGGGATATGTTATATACGATGCTTAACTGATAGAGAACATTGTAAAACTTTACCAAAGGGTTGGAATGGGTTAGATGAATTTGGAATCTATAATCATTGGCAAAGGTCATTTGGTGTAGAAACAATGGAAGAAGTAGAAGAACTTGCGAAAGAACGAGGATTAATCGTAGAATGGGGCGATAATAGATACTGTAAAACAAAGTATTATACAGATGCCTTTGAGTACCATCCACAAACTGGTGTAAACCATCTATATAGTAGTGTTGCGGATGATTCCATCTGGTTTGATACTTGGCCGGGAGTAAAAGACTTACCGACCTTATCTTTTTTTAAATCAACAAACATGTATGAACGTCCATTAAAAATAACTTATGGCGATGATACAGAATTAACTAGACAAGAATTAATAGACTTTATTTCCGTATATGATAATCACGGATTACCTATTAAATGGAAAGTAGGTGATATTTTAGCGGTATGTAATTATCGTTGGGCACATGGTCGTCCATCATATATTTTAGAAGAAAATGAAGAAAGAGAGTTAGGTGTATTACTTGGGCAAGAATATACTAGAATTGGTTCAAAATGGTAAAATTATTTGTATATAAAGATATATACACACCCATTTATGTAATGAAAAATTTTCTAGTTTCTGGATTTAAAAGGTATTATGCCGAAACCCCAACCGCTAATAAATGTATAAGATATTTAAATGAAAAATATCCTTATATAATGCCAAGAATAGATCATATTGCTTATAGACAAATAGGTAATGTGAAACCCCTACAAAAACTTCTATTTCATTCAAATTATCGTTTAATGGATAAAATAGATCTTCCAACTGAAAACCCCGACTTTCCTAAAACAGCATTTTGGTATAAACACCCAACTTTTCCACGGGTGTTTTTAAGTTCAGTAAAAATTGATAATTTACCAAAAGATTTACAAGATAGAATGAATAATAATGACAAAAATTTAGATTTATATAATGAAATAAATAAATATGATCAATATTTAGCATGGACATATTTTTGGAAGGATGATATAAATCATATTGCCATTGATTTAAGTACTCATCCTGAAGAATTTTCTAAAATAATAGAAGAAATGGAACAAGAATTAGAATTACAAATGAATATTCCTAAATCAGGAGATAAATTTTCTATTAGTTCTGATGGACATTTGATTCAATGTTCTACTACATCAGATTATATAAATCGTTTACCTAAATCTTATATTGAATTTGTCCATAGAGAAATTTTGCCTATTAATAAGGATAAAGCATTTCCATCGTCAATCGATAGAAAAGATGGTTTTGATGCTATAAATGCTAATAATATTTTTCAATCTACTACAACAAATATTTAACGATTATATTTCACATAATGATGAGATCTATAAATATTACCGAATTCATCGATTCCTGTAATGCCAAATTGATCTTCTGTTTTAATTTTTAAACTGATTTGTCTAGATCTACAATATATATGTGAATATGAAACATTACCTTTTAAATAGTCAAATATAATTGAACGAACATCTTTATCTAATGGTTTCCAGAAATTGTCATCATTTAAATAAGAAGCAGTTATAAAGAGAGGTGATGATTGATTATTAAGTATTAAATCAATAGATAGTTTATTTTTTAAAGAATTCATAGAATTTTCTAATTTAGCTATATATGATAATTCTTTCTTTAATTTATTAGAAAGTTTAATATATTCTTTTAGAATTTCATTACAATTTTTATGAGATCTATGTGGTGACATAAATATTTATTATAATAATTTATAAAGTTATAATAATAAGTATAAAATCAATTTTAAACTTACATAAGTGGTCGCCATTGAGTTGGTTCATTATACATATCAAAATTGATCATTATTGTTAATTCAGGATTTAAATGAATATTTAAATTGTAATCTCGAACACTTTTCTTTTCTGAAATAGGAGTTCTAAGTTTTAAATATTCTTCATAAGTTACATATTTCATATTAAATGTCATTCCAAAGGAGTTCATATAATCTTTAATAGTATTCATTCTACAAGGTGTTAAGGTATCAATATTAATTGTATTATTAACTCCATATTTATGATTAATACCCATCATAAATACTTGTGATATTTCTTTAAATAATTGCATATTAGTTGGTCCTTTGAATGTAATTTCAAACGAATAAGGGGGAAGTGGATATGGTCTGCCAAATATTTCTTCAATTAATTCAGAGAATTTAACTTTACCCATATGTTACTATTACAAAGATAAATAAAATTGAATTATCGAATATTTATTCAACTATATTTGAAATTTATAAAATTATAAATGAACGATAATAATGATTTTGATAGTGATTGGGATGATGAAGAATGTGAATGGGGCGAGTTAGAGGAATTTGATATGCCAGAGATTAATTTAGATAATAAGATCTTATCAAAACGAAATTTTGCGATATACGATGAAAATGAAATTGATACAATTATTATGAATGAGATTTCTAATTTATCAAAAACTTTAGGAGATCTTGATTTTGATGAAGTATATCATCTTTTTATAAAACATGAATGGAATACAGATAAAGTAATTGAAGATTTTCTAAAAAATGGATGTTATTTAGCAAAACGAAAGACAAATTTTAATAGTTCAACAACCTGTTTAATTTGTTTTGATGATATTGAACCAAAAGATCAATTAACTATTTGTAATAAACATATTTATTGTAAAACTTGTTGGAAAGGATATTTAACTTCAAAGATTAATGATGGTTGTTTGAATATTTGTTGTATGGATGCTAAATGTAAACATAAAATTTCAAGAGAATTTATTATGGAATGTTTTGGTCAAGTAGCATTTACTTATAAATATAATCGATGGATACGACGTTCCTTTATAACAAAAAATCAAAATTATACATTTTGCCCAAATGCGAAATGTAATTTAGTAACTTGTAATAATGGTTCAAATAATCAGATAGATTGTAAATGTGGTAACACGTTTTGTTTTTCTTGTAGTAATATTCATCATTATCCTGCTCCATGTTATATTATGAATACTTGGTTAGAGAAATGTAATTCTGATAGTGAAAATGCATTATGGTTAATGGAAAATACAAAAAATTGTCCTAAGTGTAAATTACCAATTGAGAAAAATTCAGGATGTAATCATATGACTTGTCGAAATTGTAAACATCAATTTTGTTGGTTATGTAAAGGTGCTTGGTCAGAACATGGTTCAGCAACAGGTGGGTTTTATCGTTGTAATAAATTTGTTGAAATGGAAAAAAATGGTGAAAAGGTCAATGAAACATATGAACAATCACGATTTTTACATTATTACAGTAGATATATTGGACATAATGAATCTAAAACAATTTTAGAAAAACAAATTGTTTCAATTGAAGATATGTTAAATAAAAAGCAAACATCATATATGTTAAAATCAATTACTTTTGGACATACTATAAAAGATGCGATTAATTTAATTTTAAAATGTCGTGAAACCTTGAAATTTAGTTATCCAATTGGGTTTTCTATGGAAAATCATCCTCAATTAAGTTTATTTGAATATTGGCAACAAGATTTAGAAAAACATTGTGAACATTTACACAGTCTAATTGAAGTGAAACATATTCATAAATTATGGGAAAATAAAGATGAGATTTCAAATTTTTATCGTATTACAAAAAAGTATCATAAAAATTTATGTGATGAATTATCAAATTTAATTTAATTAAAAAATATTATTATTTGGGACTGTATTTTTTATATTAATGAATTAAGAATAAATTAATAATTTTATAAAAATGATTAATGTAGGTTATCAAGGAGAATCAGGTTCTTATTCAGAAGGAGCAATTTATAAATATTTAGGGAATGATATACAAGCAATACCCTGTAAAAAATTTGAAGATGTTTTTAAATCAATTTTAGATGGAAAAGTTGATTATGGTTTATTACCAATTGAAAATTCCTTAGGTGGTAGTATTCATGAAAATTATGATTTAATGTTGAAATATAATAATTTACATATTCTAGGTGAATATAATCATAGAATAGTTCATAATCTAATTGTATATCCAGGAACAAAATTAGAAGATATAGAGTTAGTAATAAGTCATTGGCAGGCTTTAGCCCAATGTGAAGATTATTTAAATAATAAAAACAAAAAATATGAGCCCCGTTATGATACAGCAGGAAGTTGTAAATATATTAAAGATAATAATATAAAAAATATGGCAGCGATTGCTAGTAATAGAGCAGCGACAGAATATGGTTTAGAAATATTAGAAACAAGTATTGAAGATAATAAAAATAATTATACCCGTTTTTTGTTAATAGGAACAAAATCATGTGAAATAAAAGAAAATGTGAATTATAAAACTTCTTTAGTTTTTTCTTTTAAAAATACACCAGGTGCATTACATAAAAGTTTATCAGCATTTGCTTTACGAGATATTGATCTAACAAAAATTGAGAGTCGTCCAAATCGTAATAGTTCAAATAATGAGAAATATTCGTATTATTTTTATGTAGATTTTATAAGTAATCCAAATAAGCTAGAATTTTCAAATGCGATCCGTCATTTAAGAGAAATTGCTTCATTTCTAAGAATTTTAGGAACTTATCCAAAAGAGGGTGAAGACGCAATAATAAAAAATGAGGAATTGGAAGAGACGTATGTTGTAGGTATATTAGGTTTTGGAAGATTTGGACAATTTTTAGGAAAAGAATTAGTAAAACGATTTAAAGTAATTGCGACATCTCGTTCAAGTTATGAAAATCTAGCAAATTCTTACAATATAAAATGGTGTAATACATTAGATGATTTTTTTTCAAATAAGTTAGATTGTTTGATAGTAAGTACAAGTATATTATCATTTGAAAAAATAATAAAGAAGGTATCTAATTATAATTTAAAAGATACATTAGTAGTCGATGTTTGTTCTGTAAAAGTTTTTCCTAAAGAAGTAATGTTAAAATATTTACCAAGATGTGATTTATTATGTACTCATCCAATGTTTGGCCCAGATAGTGGTAAAATAAGTTGGGCTGGTCTTCCTTTTGTTTATGAAAATGTAAAAGTAATGGATACAGAAAGAGCAAATAAATTTATAAACTTTTTTTCAGATAAAGGTTGTTCAATGTTAGAACTTTCTTGTGAAAAACATGATGAATATGCTGCGAGCAGTCAATTTATTACACATTTAACAGGTAGAGTTTTATCAAAGATGAATTTAACTTCAACGCCAATAAATACAAATGGTTTTAACATGTTATTAGGTTTAATAGAAAATACAGAAAGTGATAGTTTTGAATTATTTCGTGGATTATATGAATATAATAAAAATTCAGCATATCAATTACAAAAGGTAAGAATGGCATTTAATAAAATTAGTACAGAACTATTTAATATAC